GTCTTGGAGGATGCCCGGAATGTACCGTGTTGGGGCAATAATATCGTCCCCATATACGGTAATGTCTCGGCAGATACTTCTCAAGCCATCACTAGTGAAGGCTTGGTCGAGTTGGCGCATAATCGAAGCAGCAACAGCCGCTAAGAAAACTGCCGTCTCGACAGGGAAGCAAACCGCAGACCCCATCGATGCAAACTTCCGAAGTCGGATCACTCCGATAGATGGAATATGCATCCTCTCTGTACGTGAAGACAGAATACCGTCTAGCAACAGAGAGTCATGTTGGAATAAGGCACCAACATGATCAAGGGTCACGGAATCAGAGGCAGCGGACAAATCTATCGTCCCGTAACTCTGATCCTGAGACCCCAAGCGTGCAAGTCGCTGCGACCGTTCCTGATCACGGAGATTAATACTCCCCGATAACCAGGTCCGGTTAAAGGCTTCGTTCATGACCCTGTTAAGGGCCTGCTGCCAGAATTGATTGGCAACCGGCTCTGCGGCTATTAGCCGCGGGGTCGTAGAAGTCTTTGGTACAGCGATAAGCCTGCTCGGAGGGTGGTCCTGACAAAGGCCACCACGGTGTTCGAGATCATTCCCCTCGAGGCTAGGAAGCCAATAATGAGGGAAATGAGTGCTAAGATTGTGATGAGGATGACGGGCAACAGCTCGCCACTTCCCATCGTCATCAAAGCGCTCAGACACCGCTCCTGGTCCGTGCTTAGGTCGAAGTTCTCCCATTGGTCTGCTAGTTCCCCGAGAGGGGTAACTATCACAGTACCATCGGTCCAACTCGGCCCCGATTGCTCTCGCGGAAGCGAGGAACAACCGGCCAAGACCGTCAATAGAGCCCCAACGCTGGTCAACAGTAAAATGTTGATCCATCGTCGAGGGAGTATAGCCGAAAGTGGATATACTCGTACTCCAAAGACTTTCTTGATCGATTCCATGATCCATCCTTTCATACTTTTGGAATGCCTTACGGCAAACCGATAGTGGTGGAAGGACCTTAGCTTTAGATGCCAATACGGTAAGTTGCCGTACGGCCCTTAGAGCAAGGGGATCAACGGAGTCAAGCACGTACCCCGTAGTCGAGTCGAAGATCCTAACCAGCCACCCATGCAAGAAGCATGGGAGTATGGAGCCCTTCCTGAGTCGTAGACCCGGAAAGGGAGTGTAGGACCCTACCTCCAGGCAAGCCAGAATATGCTTGCTGTAGAGAGGGGTGGTCAGGGTAATGAACCCTGGCCCTTCACTCTGGAGGCGGCGAGACACAGTGCGTACATCCGCGAGGATGTGGCGCTTTAACTGTGCTAGTTCGACGTG